ATGTACGCCTCGGCTCGCGGGTCTCGGACGACGGGCGGATTCGGGAGCTCGGGCAATTCAAGCGCCGATGCAGAACTGCAAACGTCGTTGACCTCCCTGCGGTCGAGGTCGCGGCAGATGGTGCGCGACTCGTCGTACGCCAAACGGGCCAAAACCGTTGTGCAGAACAACGTGATTGGTTCGGGCGTCGGGATGCAGGCGCAAGTGGTCGGGACGCGCGGCGAGTTGCGGGCGAACATTAACGCGGCAATCGAGGAGACATTCCGCGACTGGTGTTGCGCAGAGGACTGCCACACCGGTGGAGCAATGCATTTCCACGATCTCGAGCGCGCCGCGATGGGCGAGGTATTCGAGACGGGCGAATGTTTCATCCGCCTGCACTTCAGCAAATTCGGTGATTCCGCTGTGCCATTGGCGTTGGAGTTGATCGAGCCGGAGCGTATTGCCCATGAATTCGCGGAGCCTGGGTCTCTCGGCCCCAATGCTCTGGTGAAGATGGGTATTGAAGTCGATGAGTTCGGTCGGGCGATTGCCTACTGGGTGCGCAATCAACACCCGGGCGATATCCGCATGAAGGCCGCTTTGGCTGAACGCTATATGCGCGTGCCTGCGGCGGAGATGTTCCACCTGCGCGTGGTGAATCGCTGGCCACAGACCAGGGGCGAGCCCTGGATGCATACAGCCCTGCGCAAGATTGACGATATGAACGAGGCCACGGCCGGAGAGTTGGCGGCAGTGCGCGCGAGCGCGTACTACTTCGGCACGATCAAAACGCCAGAGGGTACTAACCCGTTGGTGACGGCGACGGAGACCGATGGCAAACAGCAGATGGACATCGAGCCGCTGACGATCCAGGAATTGAATCCCGGAGAGGAGTTCGATTTCCACGCGCCGAATCGTCCTAACGCAAACCTCGATGCGTTCATGCGCCACATGCTTCGTGAAATGGCCGCCGGGTTCGGGGTGAGCTATGAGTCGATCAGCCGCGACTACTCGCAGAGCAACTACTCGTCGAGCCGCCTTGCACTATTGGAGGACCGCGACCTCTACAAAGTCATCCAACTCTGGTGGATTCGGAATTTCCGCCAACCATTGCATGAGGTGTTCATGCGCCAGGCAGTGCTCGCGGGCGCGATCCCAGGTATCCACGTCGGCGAGTACGCGGCGGATGCAGACAAGTTCGCGGCTGTGCATTTCAAACCCCGCGGCTGGTCGTGGATCGATCCGACCAAAGAGGTGAACGCCTATAAAGAGGCGATCAAAGCTGGACTTACCACGCTCACCGATGTGATTGCGGCGACAGCAGACGGGCGCGACATCGAGGACGTGATCGCAACCCGCCGTCGGGAGTTGGACATGCTAGAGGAGGCCGATATTGAGGTCGATACCACGGTGGCAGACCCGATTGATCTGTCGGAAGCGAAGCGGCCGGAGCCTGCGAAACCCGCGCCGCCCGACAACCCGGATAACGCGGACGACGAGGCGCGACTGCGCATAGTCAGGCAACAGGGGTAACGCATGGATCGAGTGTACGCAATTGGGCAGAGTCACAAGCGGGATTCTGCATCTGGCGATCTGATCGTCGAGATGGCATTTGCCTCGGAGCTGCCGTATGAACGTTGGTGGGGTATCGAGGTTCTCGACATGAAAGGCGCGCGTCTCGGCCGGTTGAACGATGGGGATGGTGGGCCGGTGCTGTTCAACCACAACTGGAACGATCTGCGAGGGCGCCATATCCCCGGGTCGGTGCGCGCCGAAAAAGATGGCGTGTTGCGCGGGCAAATCTCGATCCCGCAGGCAACGCAGGCGACACGTGACACGGTAGCGCTGATCGAGTCCAAAACGCTAACCAAAGCGTCGGTTGGATACCAGATCCACAACATTGTCGAGCAGACGACGAGCAAGAACGGAAAACAGATCGAGCGACAGATCGACGGTCGCACGTTTGAGCGCTTGCTGAAAGATCACAGGCAGGTGCGCGATGGACGCGAAGTTGGCGGCGATGCGCAGGCATTCCGCCGCGCGCTCGACGAGTCATCTGGACACATTGACCGGGCAGATGATTCTCCTCCGGTTTATCGCGTGGTCGATTGGGAGCCGCTCGAAAACTCGCTAGTCACCGTACCTGCCGATCCATCGGTGGGGGTTGGAAGATCGCTCGCGCAAATCGCCGAGCCGGTCAATGAGGTTCGTCAACCGCTGCAACCCGCAGCAATCAAGGAGAAAGCCACCATGGCTGAAAACCAAGCCGCCGCGGGCGTTGTCGCGGAAAATGAAACCCAAAACCGCATGGCCGCGCAGGCAAAAACCGGGCCTTCAGCGATGGACCTGGAAAAAGCTCGCGTGCGCGGAATCACCGTGATGTGCAAGTCGAACAAGATCGACGACAACATCCGCGAGCACTGGATCGGTACGGGCCTGCCGATGGAAGAGATTGCTGAGGAAATCCTGCAAATCCAGGAGAAGCGCAGCAAAGATACCAAGTCAGTCGCGACCCTCGGCCTGAGCGAAGGTGACGCGAATCGGTTCAGCTTGTTCAAGGCGATTCAAGCGACTGCGGACAAAAACTGGACGCACGCAGGGTTTGAGCTGGAGTGCTCGCGCGAAGTTGCCAAACGCATAAACAAGGTGACCGATCCGAATCGGTTCTATGTTCCGTACGAGGTGCAGGAGCGGCAGGTTAACTATCGACGCGGGCAGACGATGGCCGCGGGTTCGTACCGCGGCGACATGCTCGGGACTGCGCGACGCGACTTGACGGTCGGCACGACGACGGCCGGCGGATTCCTGGTCGAGACGGCGAATATGTCGTTCATCGAGATGCTTCGCAATCGCGCGGTGGCCTATCGCATGGGCGCGCGTCGCCTGTCCGGGCTGGTTGGGAGCGTGACCGTACCGAAACAAACTGCTGCGGCGACGGCGGTGTGGCTGGCGAACGAGGCATCGACCATCACCGAGTCGCAACAAACATTCGCGCAGATGGCGCTCAGCCCGAAAACAGTCGGAGCGTACACCGAGATCAGCCGGCAACTCCTGCTGCAATCGAGCCCGGATGCTGAGGGCATCGTCACGAGTGACTTGGCAACCGTCACATCACTTGCTTACGACCTTGGCGTGTTGAGCGGCACCGGAGCATCGGGCCAGCCGACCGGCATTACTGCGACGGCCGGTATCGGTTCGGTGACCGGCACGTCAATCGACTTCGCGAAGGTCTTGGAGTTCCAGACCGACGTGGCGACCGCGAACGTGATGCCGAGTCAGGGCGGGTACGTCACGACCCCGGCGGTGGCTGCACTGTTGATTGCTCGCGTGAAATACACGTCCACGGCCTCGCCGATCTGGGAGGGCAACGTCTGGGACGGCTCGATGCAAGGATTCCAGGCGATGGGTACGAACCAGATCGCGGCGGCGTCGATGTTGTTCGGCGACTGGTCGCAGGTCGTTGTGGCCGAGTGGGGAGTCCTTGAAATCGAGGTAAACCCGTACGCCAACTTCCAGGCCGGCATCTTGGGCGTGCGAGCGATTGTGAGTCTGGACTGTGGGTTGCGCTACCCGGCAGCGTTCAGTTTGGCAACATCGATCACCTGATCATGTCGCTCACCACGGAGACGGCTGGAGGTTTGGTGGCTGGTGCGTTTGGCCAGTCGTCAGAACCGGCGACGACAGTTCGGCTGTTGCGCGCGATATTTGTCGCGGGGAAGCGCGTCGAGCCAGGGGTTATGGCATTGCCGAAAACCCTGGCGGCCATGTTGATCGGCGCGAACAAGGCGGAGCGGGTGCCGGAGGCAAGACCGACACCGCAGCCTGCCCCGGTCGAAGAAGTGCGAGCGCCGCGTGCGCAACGAAAGGAGACGTGATGTCTATTTTGCAAGGTCAGGCGCTGAAGTCTGTGAAAGCTTTGGACCCGGTGTCGGCGGCGGCTACGGCCAACGCGACAAGCGCGTGGATTGATGTGAGGGAGGCTGAGGGCGACATCGTGTTCACGGTGCAGGTCGGCGCACTTACCGGATCGATCACGTGGACGACCGAGGACGCTACGGACGGCTCTGGCACAGGCGGGGCCGGGATCGTGCCGAACGAGGGTGCATTTGCTGCTGGAGCCGCGAACCAAACGCAGCAACGCAGTCTGAATGCATCTGCGGTCAGGGGTTGGGTGCGCTGCGTCGGGACGATTGTCACCGGGCCTGCGCTGGTGGCAGCAGCGATCAAGTACCACCCGAAGTACACCTGATGTCGTTCGCTGAAAACCTCGCCCCGTTTTTTGCCGAATTCGGCGACGACGGGACCCTGGCCGGATCGCCGGTCAGGGTGCTTTACGACTCGCCCTATATCGAGGCAGGACTAGGTTCCGCCGGCATGTCGGCGAGAGAGCCGAGCGTGAGGATCAAATCCGTATCCGTTCCGGGATCGATATTCGGCGCGACTCTCGTCATCCCGCAGGGGACGTTCAAGGTCCGCGAATCGCAACCAGACGGTACCGGCATCACCACTCTGTTACTGAGCGCAGCATGACATGGCGACTGCGTTTGCAGACCTCACAAACGCCATCAAAGCGCTGTTCCTCGGCGGGACTCCGCTCGCTGGAGGCCGGGTGTACCGAGGGAGATTGCGCCCAATCGCGCAGGAGTTTGCGTCTGCGGTCGTCATCCGCATTTCCTCCTCTCCAGCGGAGAGGACCGGACTCGGCGGAGGGCCGTTCGACTGGATGTCTGAGATCGCGATTGATTGCTACGCCAGATGTTCGCCGGATCAGGACCCAGAGGATTCAGCGGCCGATGCGTTGCTTGCCGAGGCGTTCCTGCGGCTCGCCGCAAATCCGACCCTCTCGGGCGGAGTCATGGATGTGTTGGCCGACCCGTCTATCGCGTGGACATTCGACGAGCAGGACCAGACTATCGTATGCGCGACTCTCAATTTGCGAGTCAATCACCGCACCCTATCCAGTGCGTTAACCGCGTGGACATGACATGGCAAGCGACAAGCCGAAACCAGCACCAACGCCACCGAGCGAAGCGCCGATCCCGGAGCCGACCGCGGGAGGCAGTTACACCCGCGACCCCATCACCAACGAGCTGAAACGCAACCCGCCCGAGGCGCCAGTGCCAGAGGTCCAGGAGTAGACCATGCCGCGCTATATCCGCAATACCGTCATCCTCGCCAAAATCGAGGCGACCTACAAAACCGACCCGGTCCCAACAGGTGCGGCGAATGCAATCCTGGTGAGCAACGTCACGATCAATCCGCTCAACGCCAACAACGTCAACCGAGATTTGATCCGCGCCTATTTCGGCGGGTCTGAGGATTTGGTCGGCACGGCCTACGTCGAGGCGACGTTCGATGTCGAGTATCAATCCTCTGCAACGCTTGGCACCGCCCCCGCTTGGGGGCCGTTGATTCGAGCGTGCGGATTCGCCGAGACGATCATCGCGGTAACGCGCGTGGACTACCTGCCGATCTCAACCGCGTTCGAGTCGGTGACGATCTACTGGTACGACGATGGAGTACTGCACAAGATGCTCGGCGTGCGCGGGGATTTCACGCTCAAGCTCGGGATCGGAGAGCGCCCCGTATTCAGCTTCAAATTCCTGGGCATCGACGGCGGCGTCACGGCGGTGGCGAATGCGACTCCGACGCTCACAGCGTGGAAGGTGCCGCAGGTCATCACCGACGCAAACACGTTGGACGTGACGTTCGGTGCGACCTGTTCTCCGACCGGCGCGCCGGCATTGGCCGGCGGTACGACGCAAATCAGCCAGGGGTTGGAAATCTCCGCAGGGCTCGGAGTCAACTACACCCCGTTGCTCGGTGATGAGTCAATCGATCTGACCTCGCGCGACATGACTGGCAAAGTCAAAATTGATCTGACCGCAGCGAACGAAGTGACGTTCATGGCGACGGTGAAGGCCGCAACGCTGCAATCGGTGGGGTTGTCGCACGGCACGGTTAGCACGCTCAAGATGATCGTGTTCGCCCCGAGCGTGCAATTGATCAACCCGTCCAAGGAAGAGGTGAACGGCCGCAGACTGATCGGCTTCGACCTGCGTGTGTTGCCCAGCATTGGCAATGATGATCTGCGCATTGTTTGCTTCTGATCATGTTCCGCCTCGACCCGAACCCGACGTTTCCGCTCAAAGTTTTGCTGCATTTGCCAGGAGTCGAAGCGCCGGCGACCCTCGATCTGATCGCGAAACACCTCGGCAAAACGGCACTCAAAACGTGGCTCGACAGAGCATCAGCGACAACGGACGCAGAGTTTCTGGCCGAGGTGATCAGGGACTGGTCCGGCGTGTTCCGTGAGGGTGATATGGCGGTGCCATTCTCTCGGGACGCGCTGGCCCAGTTGTTGGAGTCATTCCCGGCGGCAGGGGCTGCAATTGTCAGGGCGTACCTAACGGAGTTGTCGGAGGTACGACAAAAAAACTGAGAGCCGCCACGCGCGCAATGTTGCGTGGCGGCCAAGACCAGGCCAGCGAGGACGAGGCATTGATGGCGTTCGGACTGGTCCGCACAGGACCCGCACCGCGTGATGTGTGCGAGGTGTGGCCCGAGAACTGGCGAGCGCTGAACATTTTCGGGGACATGATGACGCAATGGACGGTCGGGATGGGTGGGCCGGTTGGATTGCGATACGAGGCGCTCCAGGCCGTGCTCGACCTGCGCTCAGTCCCACAGGATGAGCGCGAGGAAACGTTTTCCGGGGTCCAGGTGATGGAGTCCGAGGCACTGCGGTATTGGAGAGAACATCGTGGCTGAGGCAAAAATTGTCCTCACTGCCGAGGATAAAGCGTCCCGATCCGTCGCAGGATTAGGCGACGCTCTCGGGGCGCTGCGAGGGGTGGCCGTTGGTGTGGCGAAATCGCTGGGATTATTGCTGCTCCCGGCGGCGCTTGTACGCAGTATATCCGCAGGCATCGAGGCGTTGAAAGACCTCAGCGAGGCAAGCGGCGCGTCAGTCGAAAACGTCAGCGCCCTAGAGGACATCGCAGCACGCACCGGGACATCACTCGATGCTGTCGGCGGGGCGTTGATCAAGTTCAACAAAGCGCTGAACGAGGCTCAGAACCCAGAGAGCGATGCAGCCATCTTGCTGCAAGAGCTTGGGCTCAACGCCAAAGAGCTAGCGAGGCTCGATCCAGCCGTTGGGCTGCTCAAAACTGCACAGGCTCTAGAGCAATTCGCCGATGGCGGAGGGAAAGCGCGAGCTGAACTGCTGCTACTCGGCAAGAGCACTCGCGAACTGGCTCCGTTCCTGAAAGACCTGGCCGAGGCCGGATCATTGAATGCGACGGTGACGTCACAGCAGGCGGCAGAGGCAGAGAAGTTCAATAACAATTTACACGCACTGACCAAGAGCTCATTGGATTTTGGCCGGTCAATCGTATCCGAGGTGCTGCCGGCGCTTAACATAATGTTCGAGCAGATCAATTCGGCGGGCGGAGTGTGGGCAGCCTACAAAGCATCCCTCGATCTCGGGCTTAACCAAGTCGCGATCCAAACGACCCAAGACAAGATCGCGGAATTGCGCAAAGAGATCGAAACGCTAGAGCGCAGAATGACGCAGGGCCAATCGCCAATGGCGAATGCGTTCGAGCGCCTGTTTGGGAAACAGGCGTCGGAACAAATCCATCTGACGACCCAGTCGTTGAGAGAGTTGCAAGAGCAGGAACGCAAACTGCAAGCTCAGCGATACGAGGCTCTAGGTGCGGGGAAGAGCACCGCCGGAGCGGGGCGCGGCAATGTGATCCCTGAGATCAGGACAAAACCGCAATTCAACGCCGACGCCATCGAGGCGGCGAAGAGGGCCGCGGCCGAGGCCAAAAAACTCGAAGAGGAACGAATTGCCGCGGAGAAGCGCCGTGTCGAGAGCTACAACAATCTGGTGAAGTCCATCGCCGAGCGCAATGCGATCGAACTAGAGGAGGGGCGATCCATCGGCAAATCAACCGATGCCGAGAAGTTCAAAGCGAAAGTGCTGTCGGAGATCGAGGGAGGATCCCTCAAGCTCACGGCAGCAGAGCGACAGAACGTCGACATCGGGTTAAACAACATCATTGTGCGAGAGAAGATCAGGCTTGCAGATGAGGCTTCATCGATTCAGATGCGCGAGAGTAGAGAGGAAACCGCGCGCACGATAGAGGGGGAACAACGGCGTCTAGAGCAGTATGAATTGAACGCAGCCGCCGCAGGTGATCAACTCGACGAGTTCGGGTTAACCAATGATGCGCTCCAGCGGCTCATTCAAATACGTGAGGCGGACACCATTTCCGCGCTACGCAGCAAAGCGGCGACGATGGAAAACATCGGCGCGCTTGGCGATCTGCGGCAACTGTACCTAGACCAGGCGAACGCGCTAGAGACCAGGGGTGCTCGTCTTACCGCGTTGGCGGCGAAGGAGAAGTTCGCGCGCACCGATGCAGCAAGCGGAGCGAAACGCGCGGTGGCGGCATACATCGAAGAGGTGAATAACGCAGGCGATGCGATGGGGCGTGTCGTCGCTGGAGGTCTGGGCAAATTAGAGGATGCTCTCACGGACCTATTCACCAAAGGTAAGTTCGACGCACGCAGTTTTATTGACGCGATGATCGCGGAATTTGTCAGGTTGCAGGTCGTGAAGCCGATGATTGCGCGCATCTTTGGCAGCGGTGAAGGCAGCGGCGGCGGCGGGTTCCTCGGACTGTTGGGACTATTGCGAGGGGGAGGAGGGAACACAAGTGATTTCGGCCCAATCATCCCCAAAGCGGCTGGCGGGCCGGTGATGGCTGGACAGACCTATATTGTAGGAGAGAAAGGGCCGGAGTTTCTGCACATGGGCTCCGGGTCTGGATCGATCACTCCGAATGGATGGGCTGGCGGCACTAACGTCACTGTCAGCCAGACAATCAACGTCGGCGCTGGAGTCAACGCGAGCCAATTGGCGAACGCGATGCAGCAGGCGAAAGAGCAGGCGAAATCTGAGATTGCGAATCAGATGAGTCGCGGATCGAAGGTGTACGCATGACGACCTACACGTGGCCAACGTCCGGGAAACCATTTACGCCGGTTAGATCGGCGTTTGGCTCTGCGCAAAACCAGCAGATCAGCATAAGCAGTCTGAACGGGGCTACGCAGACGACAAGTCTGCCTGGCGCTAGATGGACTGCCATGCTGGATTTCCCACCTCACACCTATATCGAACGGGCGCAACTGGAGGGGTTCCTCACTCGGCTATCGGGGAAAGAGCATCGTCTATCGTTGTGGGATCACCGCCGCCCGACGCCGAGGGGAACGTGCAACACAGGCGGCGTTACCGCATCGGCAGCGGCGCAGTTCGCCTCGACGGTCGTCCTCAACGGCTGTGGGAACAGCACGACGCTGTTGCAGGGTGATTGGATCGGCGTCACCACCAGCACTGGGGCGCAGTTGCTCCAAGTCACCGCAGATTTCACAGCGACGGTCGGCGGAGTAATGACGCTGACTGATGGCGTCCGGCCTATGCTGCGCGGGTCTGTCGCCGGAGCTAGTGCGGTGGTCCTCACGCGTCCGAGCGCATTGTTCATCGTCGACGACGATCAACTGGTTATCCCGTATGGGCCGCAGAATCTGTGCCCGGACTTCACGTTGCAATTGCGTGAGGTGTTCTCATGACCCGCGCCCTCGCCGGTGGATTCACGACGGCAATCGCGCTGCCGCATGTCAACGTTTTCCCGCTGCTGGAAATCCAATTTGCCAGCGGGACGGACTACATCTGCGGCCTCGATCACGATGTGACCTATGGAGGGAATACCTACCTGGCTGCGGGTGCGTGTTTGGGGATCGATCAAATTGTCGAGACCGCGACCACGGCCGAGGGGCTACGTATTTCGCTCGCAGGGAGTCGATCTGCTGATGTGTCACTCGCTCTGGGTGAAAAAATCCAGGGGCGCACGGTCAAAATCCGTCTCGCTGTGCTCGACGCTGGAACAGTAGTGGCAGACGAAAACGTATGGACCGGCCTCGGCGACACGATGACGCTACAAGATGATGCGGAGAACTGCGTCGTCGTGCTGACTGCTGAGCACATGATGGCGGTATGGGATCGACCGAGACCAGTGAGATACACCGACGCTCAACAGCAAAAACTATTCCCCGGCGACCTGGGGCTGCAGTACATCGAGGACATGGCTGAGTCGCAGATCGTGTGGCCCGGCAAAGAGTTTTTCCAGATCTAGCCGTGCAAACCGAAGCAGAGATCGATCGAGTCATCGACGAATGGTCGGCGGTGCGCGTGTTCATTGGCGGCCCGTCGCTGGAAATGCAGTACCCCGGTCAAGAACGGGTGATGATCGGATGGTGGCGACTCCTGCACCTGTTGTGGCAATGGCGCAGAGGCGATTCTCTCGTGCTGTTTGTTGACGAGTCTACATGAGCTTCTGGACTGATTTCCGAGACACTCTCAAGGTCGTTGGGGCTGTCGTCGCAATTGCCTATGGCCAATACGGCCTGGCGGCGATGTTGCTCTCCGACGTTTATAGTCGCGACCAACGTCGCAAAGCCAAGAATCGAGCCAAGAGGGAATACAACGAGTCATTGCGGGATCGATTCCAGATGGTTCGGGCATCCACCGAACCTAGGAAGATGATCTACGGTAGGGCGCGAGTTTCAGGGCCTATCTGCTACGCGCAAAGTACTGGGACCAAGAAGGAGTTTCTGCACATCCTCGTTGCGTTGGCCGGGCATGAGTGCGATGCAATCGAGACGATCTACTTCAACGATATCGCATTACCGGCGCCGGATGGAAACGGGCTGATTCAGTCTGGCGAGTTCTCGCGTACAACGTCCACGACTGCGACCGAGGTCAACCTCGCGACATCGTTCAGCGTGACGCAAACCCCGGCCTCGGTGCAGTCAGTCACCCGAGCGACTGTTCTGAATGCGGGAGCAGAAGGCGGAGATTGGACGAGTCAAGTGCTTGTCGAGGGAGTCGGCTACACCCGCACCGGAGCTGCTTTCACGATCATCGACGGGGGAGGATTCGCCAACGGAATATCCGTGAACTACACGTGGACGGCGGTAACGACACGGGTACGGATTCGCACGTTTCTCGGCACGACATCGCAGGCCGCAGCGTCGGAACTCGTGTCGGAGTCAGGCGGGAAATGGACATCGGCGCATCAGCTGAAAGGCATCTGCTACATCTACGCAAGGCTGGAGTACGACCAGGATATTTTTGGGCAAGTCGGGTTGCCGAATATTAGCGCGATAGTGCGAGGCAGGAAGGTGCTCGACACCCGCAGCAGCACGACGGCGTGGAGTGAAAACGCGGCTCTGTGCGTGCGAGATTATCTGGCCGATGCCCAGTACGGGATGGGGGCGGTCTCTGCCGAATTGCCGACCACCGAGATCAACACTGCCGCGAATGCCTGTGATCAAGAT